CATTTGTGGGTTTTTATTCAACGAGTATTGAAGGAGGTGATTACTCGTCAAAAAGGTTTACAACCTTGGGTGCCTCATCTGTCTTGGGGGAAGTTGAATAACCAGTTACAAATGCATTCTGCTTATTGAACATCTGTGAATACTGACCCTGTAAACGGAAATCAAGGGCATCAATATCCGTTGCTGTTACTCTGGATGCATCATAAGTGAAGACTACATCACCAGACTTATCAGCTAAGAACTCTCTGAAAAAGAGAGGAAGAAGCTGAACAGACATCTTTCCATTATTGTCAGCAGGGACAATGTGAAGGATGACAGGATTCTTAAGTGCTACTGTTCCCTTTGCGGAGGAAACGGTTTCACCAAGAACTGTTCTGCCGATGGTGTCAAGGATTACGATTAGTTTAGTTGTTGTGGATTCTGTTGTCATAATTGATATATAAATTTAACACACTTTATAATATAATCAATAGATAAATATTAAAATAATGAAAAATTTTACAATAAAACCTTATGTGTATCCTGAAGAAGGTTCTAATGATAATTGGATTATTAGATTAAAAGTTTTTACTTTTCGTGGAGAGGAAATTAAAAAACGTGAACAATTTTTTTCTGGTTATTCAAACAGAGAAGAAGCAATGAATGATCTTCAAAAAAAGATTGATAGATTAACATTAGAAGTTAAACATAATTCAATGACTTCACAGGAAGCAGAAGAAGGTTTCCGTAAAATGAAACAATCTTTAAACCATGAAAGTATTTCCTTTAAAGAATTTTTTAAACTAAGAAATACCTTGTAAAGCTTTTGCAATTATGGGAAACTGTTTTGTAAATATTGATCGAATACTATTTGCAATCTCCCTATGTTCCTTCTGCGTATCATTTTTACATCTTATTTCAAGATAATGAATCCAAGAACGGACTGTCCCATTCATGTAAATCGTTGTAGATGTATTAAGAGGAAGAACCATACGAGCACATTCTTTGGCAACACCTTTAGACACTAACTCATCGTAAGCTTCTAATGATAATCGTTGAGCTTGTTTTATTTTATGTTCATGAGAATAATTCTGTTAAATCTGTTACTTCTTCACAACCAATTGCTGGTGTAGGCCAACCAATTACAGAAAATATCCTTGATATGACAGGTACTACGTTTTTATTAAACATATACATGTAATCTGGTTTAATAACCGCTAAAAGTTCCTTTGGATAGTAATCTATAAAACCAATAGTTTCGTATCCATAACTATTTTTCTTACAATAAAAGAATTTAATCTTTGTACCACTTTTAATAATTGGATATTTGCTATCAACACCCAATTTTGTTAATGCTTCATTAAAATTCATAGAACTTTTAGCTTGAATTGGAGTACCTTTGCCAAATTCATCATTAGCTCCAACCATATTGTCCCATTTTTCGTAATTATTAATCTTTTTCCTAGTGGAAATTTCTTCTGGTGACATTGCTAAGAACTTTTCAAAACCTTGTTGAAAAAGGTGTGTAGCTGTTTTTCTATTTTTAGACAAAAGCGAAGACTCAACAACCTCTTTAAGAAGATCTTTAACTTCTTTTGAGAATGTTGCTTGTGCAATAGCAATTCCTTTGTATTCAAACTCATTAGATTTAACACCTTCTTTATCTAATATATGAAGAATATAAAATTTCTTAGCTTGAAGCAAAGCTACATTGCAAATCTTTTCTCTTTTGAAAACATATCTAGGATCTATTGATCTAAATTCTTTTTTTGCCCATTCGTTAATACCGTTATTTAAAATTTCACCATATTCATTGATGACCGCATGAGCTTCTGGTGTAACTTCATTATCTTTAGATAAAGAAATACTTTTTGCCTTTAAAATTTCCTTGAAAGAAAAGAATTCACTGTCTGTATCTTGATAAATTAAAATATCCTCTATCTTACCAGAAAAACCATATAGTTGAGCATGTTCATATATGATCTCTGGACCCTTTTTAACAACCGCTTGACCACTTAACGTAACACTTTCGGCATGATCGATATCAAACAAGGGGGAATATATGTTTGAAAAGACACCGTAAATAGAATTAAGAAAAACTTTGTACACATTTGATAAAATATCATTATCATTTGCTTCTTCTTCTAAGATTTGTTTCTCTTCTTGGGTTTTCGCTTTCTTTATTTTCTTTTTTGCATCAATCATCTTACCCTTTGCTTTAACTCTTTCATTATAAAGCTTGTCAATTAGAGTTGGTACAACACCTTTGAACTTTTGGGTATATAAAACATCCGCTTTTGTTATGCAAAGTTTCTCCGTTTCAATAATTTTCTCAAGTTTATCATTTGAAAGCTCTATAACTTTATGATTTGTTAACTTTAATGTAACTCCATCAGCATTTTTACTAATAATCTTTCCTATTTTTGTTTCTGGTGAAATATTAAGAGTTATAATTGTATTTGGATACAAACTATTGGCATCATATGTTACAACATCTTCATATAAACCCTTAATTGGTTCATAAACAAACCCTCCAGCAAAATCTTGCTTAATATTTTCAATATTAAATGTAGGAATAACTACATTTTGCATCAATGCTTGGTGTGCAACTGCTCCGGTGATCATCGAAACCTTACCCATTGACTTCTGAAAAGGAATAAATCCACGATAAGCAAGATTTCTTACAAGTTGAATGTATTTTAACTTGTTTTCCAACATTACAAGTAGTCTAACGTCTTGTATATTGTAATCAACAAACTTAGTCCAATCACTATCAGCAAGGTTTGATAAAGATGTGCTACCAATTGCAATCTTTGATTCACCTAATTCATATTCTGATATGTAATTTAAGGACATGGATTCTCTTTTACCACCACAAAGTGTCTCATAAAGATCCATATAATCTAAAATACTCACACCAGCTATATGCCACCTATCAATTTCTCTACCTAACTTGTTCATTGCCGCCTTTTCCTGCAACCAAAGTCGTTCCACTGGTGATAATTTTTTATTATAATCCTCTTCAAAGACTCTAGAAAGTCTATTCATGATATATGGAATGTCATATCCGTGAATATTCCACCCTGTAACAACATCTGGTGTATCACTTTTCCAAAATTTAACAAAAGATTTCAATAAATCTCTCTCATCTTTACATTTTATGTAGTTTACATCCTCTTCAAGAGTAGAATAGTTCTTACAACCCCAAGTATAATACTTCTTCTCCAAAGAATCATAAACTGTTATAAGATTTATAGGATCACTAGCCGCTTCTGGTGTAGAAAAATGATCTGTTGCGTATGTTTCAATATCAATATAAAATATTTTCAATGGTTGAGAACCAAAACCATCTTTATTGACTTCATCTTTGTATGTTTCTAGTAAAAATTGTTGTTGAATATCAAGATTATAGAACAATCTTTTAATAGGAGTAGCATCTACATAATCTTTTCTAGCCTTTTGGTTCTTAAACTTTAATTTTTTTAACGGCGTATTGAAAATTGACTTAGCATCTGTACCATGTTCAGATTCTGTGTAAAGAAAAGGTTCAAATTCGGTTATAACCTTGATCCTTTCACCGTCATCGTTCCATGTCCAGAGGTGTATCAACCCCTTCTTATTATCATAATAGACATTTCTATACGCCATACTATCTATTATGGCATATTTTCACGATTGGTCAAGAATCTTGATCAGGATTGTTTAGAATAAGCCTTGGAGACTTCTCTTTACGCTCTTTGGAACCAAATTCGGTAAAATACATAGCCTCGTATTCATCTAAATGGTCTTCTAACCATAAACCTTCAGTGAATTTTCTAGCTTTTCCAGATAAATCCATGTATCTATCATAATCAGAAGTTACATATTCAAGTTGTTGGATCAAATCATCACCATTTTTAAACTTAAATTCGGCTTCTTCGTATGTACAAAGGTCTTGATAAGCTCCGGGCATACCCAAAGCACCTGCTTCAACCATTTTAATATTTGATTTTGACTTGTTAAACACATTATCAATAAGCGGTGCAAATGCAGCATTACAATTTGTGTCATATAAGCCTTGTGGGTAGTCATGAAGTGCCGACCAATCAATATATTCCATT